ATAGCCCTGAGCATATCTCCAACTTCTAAATATACATCATCCCCTGCTCCATCATAACGCACAACAGCTTTCCTATTAAATAATCTCTCATAATTATACTCAGCTACTAATATATACACATTATTCAACACAGTGTTCACCCAAGTTGTACCTCTCCAACCTGAATACAAACCACTATTTAATACAAAAGAATTATCATCCTTTAGCACTATCATATTATCGAAAGAAGCTACTAACCAACCCACCATATTTACAAAATCCTCATCACAAGGTATATGAGTAACTAGCTCTTGTATAACTTTCTTCATATCTCTAACTGAATGCTGAGCATTATAATCAGCGAAGTCATACATAAATTTTGCAAATTTGTCTGAATTGTGCCTTATTTTATAATCTACTAACACTATATCGTTTTCATCGCTGACGTTCATTCTACAACCACCGACTTGACCGCAACTTTCCGCAGTCAATAATATATATACAAAAACAACGTAATGGTAGATGGAACCAGGTAATATAGCCCTACCTTCACCCTGTATGCCTCCTATCTCATTCATCTTAGGTTGTATCGTCGTCTTATTGTAACCCGGGTTGCAGCGCAAGAAATCTGATATATGCTCAACCATTTCATCAGATTCCATAATCGTCTTCTTATTATGTCTCCCCTTAATTATTTCCTTTTCATAATAGGCCCCAAAATCTCTAAAAAAATTAACCTCATACGTCTTCTTTATTTTAGGGTCCACAGTACCCAAAGATCCTGTAGTGCACCACCTCTTCCTCCGCTTCATAAATTCATCATAATTTATACTATCAGGTGGTCTGTTAGTTCTAGACCTCATACTTGAGTACACAGAGCTTAATGCATTATCAAAGTCCACATTATACTGCGCATTAGTCCAATTAACACCATCGTAACTACATTTAACATCATCTAAATCCCTAGTTCTCTTTATTATCTCGGCTGAAAGTTGATCCTCGGATAAGTTATACCTACCTCTACCTAATAATATGTGAGTATACATAAGCATGGCCCTCTCTTCATGATCCAATGGATAACCAAAAAAACACTTCGTAGTACGAACATTATCATGTATCTTCTTATGGACAGCGAACCATCGATTATTAATTACCTTAAATACACCCGAGCGCTCTACGGCCTCCATTAACTCTATAGATCTCGTTCTTAACAATGACTCATACCCTAATGCTAAACAAACGGCCATTGCGTGACCGCAACCTGCATGATACCTTAACATTTCCTTAGTATCCAACGACAAACATCCCCTATCTAATAAATTTTTTAAGGTGAGAGGCATACTCGCCACCAAACTATTGTCTGTATGTGGGTACACTTCAAACATGTCGTCAGAGTCAAAATCGACATCAATCCTAACTGCTTCCTCCGATACCATAAGCACAGCCATCTCAATAGTGCTCTGGATATCCGATTGTGAACCGTATTCCATTGTAGTTACACCAAACACTTCTCTTTCGTAATAGGCCATACTTGCATTACTAATTAAACCTTCTTTACACAAACTATAGAACTGTTCCGTTAATTCAGGCCCTACAGGTAACTTAGACGTTATTTCTCTAGGCACACTTTCATCATACCCCAAATATTCGAATTTATCAGTACTAAACCTATGTGGAAAAGGTATCTCCTTGTAGCTACCTACGACTTTAAATAAGAAAGCAGCCAACTCATCATTACTATCGTACTCATGAATAGGACAAGATGTTCTACTCATTACGTGAACTTTATTCATCCTGCTCAACTCTTGAGCGTATAGTTCTCTAGTACTAACATTCTTAGTATGCACCTTATCATTCAAAACCAACGCACAAAGCGGGATAGCACCTATATTAATCGCCATTTCTTCTGTATGCACTAATATAAACTGCGGTTCTGAAAAAGTCATCTTAGATAATATTTTATTCAACATACCATAAAATAATATATTATGTTCACGCCATAATCTTTGCACCTCATCTGAACTGACTGCTCTTAAAGCACCAGACCTCAGTTTCATCAATGCATCGCTCAAGTTAGTGGCTATTAATAAATTATCAACATCAATCACATTTAACAACTTACTCAGAGAAGTCTTTCCTGTTCCGGCGGGCATTATCACTGCAAATAAATTATCAATTGAAGTCACCTCTAAACCATCTATTATCTTGGACTCCCCATTAGCATAATCGAACGTATTTATACTACTACCAAAACTTACCTCCCTATTGAATAAACTATTCATAACCATCATCTTTCTCCTGTTCGCTAGTTCATTGACCCTACTTTTATTCGTACCACCTTGTAACGGTACGAAGTAATCTCTGTTCCACATAATAAAATTAAATTGTTGTTTGTTTGCTTGTTTGTTTATTAATCAATCGAATGTCACGTAGTGCTCAATCTATTAATTATAGGC